TATAATTAGTACCAGTTGAAGTAATTTCATTGGTGCTAGTTGGGTCTGCTGTTCCATCAGAAGGAGCCGCATATACTGTTGTAGATTTAGTTGGAGTCGCTGAATTGGTATACATTGCCAGTTTAAAAGTATCGCCGGTTGATGCTGTAAAATCATGAATAGCCGTTAAAACTTCCGTCTTAAAGCTATTGCATACAGCTGATCCTGTAAATGCCATTTTATCTTCCTCCTTGTTGAGTTGGTAACTTAATTGATCCCAACCCAGGTTGAATTGATGGGCGAGGCACTCTAATGACCCCACTCATATATTGATCCCGTTTTCCACGGCCCATTTGTTGCGCAGCTACCTCTTGTAAAGCGGTCTCATACGATTGCTGATATAATTGCAGCATTTCTGCTGGTCCCTTCAAGAATTTGAAGGCTTCTGCAAGGCATCCATACAAAATCAATGCAGGTGCGTTGTCTCCTATCCATGTGTTGGCATTACTTGAAGTCAATCTATTTGGTAACTTAGATAAACTAACTTCACTAAAATATGCCGCATCCGGAGTTGGTACTACGTATATAGTATTATAGTCCCATTGTGAATAATATTTTGGTGTTCCTTCGGTTGCCCTATTAGGCCAATACTCATTCATATAACTTACATCTTTTCGTTCTAAATATGTTCTAGCAGCCCCAACAGCTGTGTAAATTTGAACGCTGTTAATAACAGAAAATTCTGTGGGAGTAAGAGTACTTCCACCAGGTAATGTTAAAAATCCAGATGAGGCGGTAAAGTTTGAATATTGATGTGAAGTGAATATTGGTATATCCAAGTCACGAAGAATTCTGTTCTCGGTATGTTCTATAAAGTCATTGATTATTGTAGACGATAAAACATTACTGTCAGTCTCAGTGTAATCTCTTATTTGTGTAACTAATTCAGTATAAGTTGTCATGCGCTAACTGTGGTTGGTCCTACAAATACTAATCCCCCACCTCCATTACCAGTAGCAGTAGGTGTAGAACTAATTGTTATAGTGAAAAAATTGGATTCAAGATCCGGCCCATTAGGGGTAACATTAGAGGTATCAGGTGTTGGTGTGTAACCAGAAGCTGATTCCAGTTCTGAAGGGGCCACTCCAAACCTATCAGTTCCTTGTACACCCATTCCTTGAAATTGTTTTGTGCTTCCTTCTGTTCCACTGTTTGTTGCATCCCAAAACATAATTGTATCTGACGTTGTAAATCCATGACCAGGTGCACGAACTTTAACTGTAGTACTTCCAGAAGTAAAATAAAAAGGATTTACTGGAAGAAGTCTAGTTGTATTCGGTGCAACTCTTGCCGGCCTTGGTCTCAATAATGACTGAGGGTCCGGTGAATGCTCGTGCGGCATCAGTTGAGGTGCCTTCGCTTCATACTCGCTTGTATGTACCCACGCACCTGTCCATTCCTTAACCATTTCCGTGTAGGGGAATTGTAATCCACTACGATCAGAAATAGCAATAGAAAATTTTCCGCTAGCATGTCCCATTTATTCTACCATTTAGTATTATTTGCGCCAGTCCAAGTATATTTACCACCTTTCTTAGCAGCTCCCATATTTTGCATAGTGCCTTTTACAGGGCCTTTACCAGCCATTTTTAATGGTTGGCCTGCTCCGCCTTTAACAGTTCCTTTATCACTGTTAACTCCAGCTTTAGCAGGTTTAGGTATAGAAACTTGTCCTCGGCCTTTTAACCAATCTTTACTCATTTTTCCTCCTACATTTTTACGTGTTTAGTCAAAGGCTGACCTTTCTTATTAATGGTCATATTATCCAACTTCTCTTTGTTGGGAATATCTCCTTTGCCTTGTTTTCCGCCCATCAAACGCTTTCCGCCTCCAGAGCCTTTTCCTTTCTCTTTAAAGGATCCTTTCTCGTGTTGATGTCTTAGTCCATAATCATTTCTCATGATTCCTCCTTTTTACATGCGCAGTCATTACATTCACAATTGTCTACACAATCACACTCACGACCACATTTTTCACATTTAATCATATTACCTCCTACGGTATGTATGCCTGTGCAGGTTTAACTCTAAACGATACTCGTTCTCGGTTAGCATCAGCTGTTCGCTGAAATTCTTCATCATATACAGTTTTCAAATTTGCCGTTAATGCTGGTGCTCTTTTCATGGATATATAATAAGCTAATCCTGCAACTAAACAAGGAAGAAAATAGAAAGGAACATCCGCATAATTTGAATAAGCCCCTGCATCTTGAATTCTATTTATATAAAAATATTTCATGATGTATGCCTTATCCGGGCTGGGATAAACAAACATAGTTATATCATTTTCAGGCCTTCCGTAATCACTGCCAGCGGCAGTCGTAACTTGTCCATTAATAATTGTAAATTGAGTAGGCCTAGCATCTCCAGTTGAAGTCTGTTCTTTCCTGGAAAGATTCATATATTCAGTGCGTGAAATTTTAGTTATTGCCACATCAGTGGTATCTGAACTACCCTCCATATTTGCGGTAGCATCAGTTGTTGTTGTGATGACAGCATCAACTACGTCAACTACTTTCTGGTCAAGGGTATAAAAATTTGTACCCACAACCATAGTGGTTGTTCCATAGTCAATTGTCCAGAGATTGAGACCTCTATTGGCCCATTCTGAAAACATAAGATTCAAGGATCTTCTGGCAGTCTTTAAGTCATAACCGGCAAGAACCTCAAGTCCGCATCTCTCGAATGCCTCCTCGATGATCTCTTCAATTTGAAGATTAAATGTTCTACTGCCTGAATAAGCCATAAACTTTTAACCGTATAAAATAGTTACTTTAGCTACATTTGTTAAAGTGGCATATCCGCTAGTTGCACAATGAAGACCTTGACCAGGCATATCAATTTGATAATATGTAGGTTGTGTAACACTTGCCCCACCTATTGGTGTATCAAATGTTGCAATAGTCGTTCCACTTGCACCACCATCTTTTATTACAATAGTTCCTGCCGTAGTCTCACTAACAAAATAAATTGACAGTATTCTGCACGGACCAGCAAATATTGCTGCTGATGCTGTTAAATGCGCTGCTTTAGCACTTCCAATCCAATCACTCATAATTTACTCCTTAAGTAATAGTGAGCTCCCGGAAGAGCTCACATTGTTTATATTATGACCAAGCAAAAGTCCCAGCAGTAGCTGTTGTATATTTAGCTAGATCATGAGCAAATTGCCAAGTACCTGCTTCATCACAAGTAAAATACAAGTAACAACCTAACGTGAATATGTTAGTCGCTGCATTTACAGGTGTATACGTTAGTGTCGTTTCATCTGCTGCAGAGGTGTCCATAGTGGACGCCGCGCCAGCAGTAGATTGAACCTTTGAACCAGTTCTAAAAACATCACTGCCTGCACACACAAACGAAAGTGTGGCAACCGATGCGTTCGCTGGGTCGAGTGTTTGAAAATGAACTACTTTAGTTCCTGCTGACGCTGCCGGTAATGTTACCGCTTGAGCAGCAGCTCCTGTATAGTTGTTGATCGTAATTACATCAGCCGTGTAAGTTAATGTAGCTGATGTCGCTACAGCAGTAGCAGTTAAACTAGTAAGATCTGGTTTTAATCCCAGAGTTCTTGCAGTATAAGCTCCTGTTGAAGTGTTTCTATTGACCTGTTGAAATCCTTTTTCGGATCTAACTGGTCCATTAAAAGTTGTTGTTCCCATTTGTCTATCCTCCTTAAATAAATAGTCTTATTGCTAAGTCTAATGGGTTTAGTAAAGAGGGCGAACTAACTTCGCCCTCCTTTATTTATTTTAAGCTGCACCTGGAGTGCCGAATATTCCACGCCAGTCAGACCAGCCGAAGCTGTATCTTTCTCTCGCTTTATATCTAACGTTTCCAGTATCGAAGTCACCTTCCATTGCAGTTCTTATAGGTGCCCTATTGAAGTGTTTAAGTCCATTAGGGGCATCAGTTTTAACGTACCATGCATCAGTGTCAGTCAAGAAATTGTTGATGACATAACCTTGTGGGACCATGCCCATAGATTTGATTGCATTGATGTCGTTGTCCGCTGTACCTACGCGTCCTGCAGAGTTCAATAACCTTTCAGCTACGAATTGAAGATTTACCGGAAGAATTAATTTCATGCCCCTTAGAGCAATTTTTAATCCTCTTTCATCCTTCATATCCGCAATCTGGATAAGAGCCGCTTCTAACGAAGTTTCGTTAAGATCGGCAGCAGTGGTTAATAGATTTGTTTGGTTTCCACTAAGCGTTGGATGGTCGTTAGCAACTAATAGTGCTCCGTCTCCACCAGTATAGGTAGCTGTAGTTGAATTATTCAACACATTTGAACCTTTTACTTGTTTAGTGTTAGCCATTGATCTAGCCAATGCCTTTGTATATCGAGTGCTGATTTTGTCGTAAAGGTTGTCCTCTACGGCTTCTTCAGTTAATGAGAAAGCTAAAGCGATAGTTTCGTTGGTATACCTAGCAGTGTAAGTTTCTTGAGCGTCATCGTATACAATACCTTGACCCTCAGGTTTTACAGCTGCGTTGGCAAAACCACCAAGCATCACTTCTTCTTCGAACGCACGATCAGAACTCTCTGTTTCAAAGATTTCTGCGTTTTGATTTTCGTAACGGTCATATTCTAACCCAAACAAAGCATTTAAGCCGGGTTCGAGTTCTTTGACCAATTGCATTCTTGAAATAACCATTGTTCAATTCCTCCTATCGGTTAAACACCAGTTAATCGAGTGTACACATGCTCATTTATCTTCACGATCCAATTTGCATTGGCGGAAGCTGCATCGCTATTATCAGGATCTGTAGACAGACCTATAATACGCATTTGAGCTGCACCGGCTGCTGGAGCTCCTGCGCCGGCACCACCTGTTGTCGTGTTTAGTTCTGATGTACTCTGTCCATTGACAGTGCTACCAGCTCCATAAACGATATCAGCGTTCTTGCCGACCGCAGCAGTAATAGCTACAGTTCCGTTTGATTGACATTCGAATAACTTATTTGGATCATCATAGATATACGCTTTAATCAGTCCACTATCTGGTGGAGTAATTCCGCCTGGATAGTAGTTTGACCATGTTGGCTTTAAAGTAGTAGGATCAACATAAAAACATCCGTTGAAAACACCCAATACATTGGCATTTATGCCAGCTGTAAAAGAAGTTATCGTTCCGTTAGCCGCCAGTTGCTGCATTAAGTCGCCTTTATACAGAACAGTAGCTAATCCAGGAAGGATGTCATATTCAGTAGTACCACCGTTTTGGATGTTACTACCTAGTTCACCTACGGGTCTAAAACCAAAGGCTGCGTCTTTATTAGCCATGATTTTTCCTCATAGTATAAGTTGTGACCCACTCCTCATGAGTGTGTCAAAATTGTGTAAATTATGTGGAAAACCTACTAGGTTTTTTTGCCACCAAAACTTACGCGAGTGCTTCTCTCCGAAGAGATTGGCATGCTAGGATGTTGGTCCTTAAGTGGATCGTTTGAAATCGCTTCATCCTTATCTTTCGTCAGTTGATGAAAGTAAGCATTTCGCTCATTAACGGTTTCCTCAGGAATCCTTGCTAGCATTAAACCTCCAACAGCTATGACACCTTGATATTTACCTGAATCTAATTGAGGCCATTCAGTATCAGGATATTCGTCCGAACGGACAAATTCCCAACCCTCTCGTAGTCTGGCAGAGACATTTTTATTGTCCAGCTGTCCTACAGTTTCGGCCCTTATCCATCGGTGCTTAAAGCCCTTTGGTGCAGGTGGTGCATCTAGTGATGACGGTGGAGCCCATGGTTTCC